TTTTTGAAGAGCACCGAAATTCTCGTGGCAGCGCTGGCCGGCGCGTTTTTGTCCGCTGCCCTTTTGCTCTGCGCCCCTCGCGCATTCGGGCAGGAGATTCCGCGCGCCGCGGTTCAGTACCGGCACGCGCTCACGTCGAGCGCGCGCCTGGTGTGGGGCCTCAATGCGCCGGTGGCGACGTTCGCCGGCCAGGTCCACCAGGAGAGCGCCTGGCGGGCCGATGCGCGCTCGCCCTATGCCGACGGCCTCGCGCAGTTCACGCCGGCCACGGCCGAGTGGATCGGCGACGTGTACCCGGATCTTGCCGCGCGCCAGCCGTTCAACCCGGCGTGGGCACTGCGCGCGCTCGTGCGTTACGACCGTTTTCTCTGGACCCGTAATCCGGCGGCGACGGAATGCGACCGCATGGCGTTCGCGCTCGCCTCGTACAACGGCGGCGAGGGATGGCTGCGCAGGGAACAGGCGCGCGCCGCGGCGAAGGGCGCCGATCGGCTGCGATGGTTCGCGCACGTCGAGCGCCACTGCATCCGCGCCGATTGGGCCTGCCGCGAGAACCGCGACTACCCGCGCAAGATCCTGCTCAAGCACCAGCTCGTCTACACGGCCTGGGGGCTGGCGACGGCATGCTGATCGTACAGCTCATCGCGGTCGCATTCGTCTTCCTGGGCGGCGCCGCGCTCATCTGGATCGGCGCTCGTCTCTGGGACGGCTCCTGGCACCCGGCAGATCGGCCGCTTGGCGGCACGTTGATCGGGATCGGCCTCGCGGCGTTCGCGGTGGCGCTTGGCATTTTGCGGGCGATCTGAAGTGCTGATGCGGAACCTCACCCTGTATCTCATCGTCGGCGCCGCGATCGGCGGGCTGGCGATCGGCGGCGCGGCCGGCTGGACGATCAACGGCTGGCGCCTCGCCGGCCAGATCCAGGAACTGAAGGGCGTGGTGTCCACGCAGCAGCAAGGGATCGACACGCTCAAGGGCGCCAACGAGCGCTGCACGGCCGCGGTGGGCGACGTGAAGGGCTCGGTGAAGGCGCTGGTCGACGAGAACGCGAAGCGCTCGGCCGCGAGCCAGGCGGCGATCGAGAAGGCCGCGAAGGCGTCGGTGGGCCACATGCGGGCCGCGAAAGATGCGCTGAACAGGATCGCGCCGAAGCCGGGCGAGGAATGCGCAACGTTCGCGCGCGAAGCGGCCGAGTACGTGAGGCGCAGGAAGGAAGCCAGGTGAGGCGCGCGCTGATCTGCATCGCCGCGCTGGCGCTCGCCGGCTGCGGGCCGCTGGCAAAGCTGGTCGCGACAGACGTTCAAACGGTGGACAAGCCGGTCGCAACGAAGTGCACGATCAAGTGGCCGGCGCGGCCGACGCCGCACATCAGCAACGTGCAACTCACCGGCGACGTCTACCAGGACGCGGTGCGGATCTGGCGCGCGATGGAAGCCGAGATGGAAGAGCGTATCGCCTACCAGGCGAAGCTCGAAGCCGCGGCGAGCGCGTGCGTGGAGGGCAAGCCATGAAGACCATCGAGCGGCACTACGGCGGCGACTGGCGCGACAAGCTGCTCAATGCCTGGCCGTTGTGCCTGGACGCGCTCAGCGTGGACAGCCTGTTTTCTTTCGCGTGGGACGTCCAGGGGCGGTACTACCCGGAGGATTACAGCCTCTTTTATAACGGCTACTTCTTCGTGCGCCTGACGTGGCCCTTCGGGATCTGGCTGCACCTGAAGCCGCGACCGGACTTGCGCTTCCAATGCGGTATCGGCTGGAAGCTGAACGGCCGCTTCGCGCTGCTGCTGCGCGCGCAATCGGACCAGTCCGCGACAGCCGGCACGCACGGCCCGAACACCGGCCAGGCGCGCGGATGGGAGCGCGGCACGGCGTGAGGTGCGCTTGCGGAGCCGATGGCCGATGACACCGACCGCGCCTCCAAGTTGGAGGCGTGGGAAAGAAATATCCGCCTGCGCGAGCAACAGGCGCGCGCGGGGATCGCCGAGCCGGGCGAGTGGCAGCGCCTCTCGGCGAAGTGTTGTATTGAACCGGACTGCGGCGAGCGCATCCCGGAGGAAAGACGCAAGGCGCTATCAGGGGTGCAGCGGTGCGTGACATGCGCCAGAAGGCGCGCGAAGAAGGGAGCTAGAACAGCGTGACGATTCAACTGGAAGCGTACCAGCTCGCGATCCTGATCGCCTCGGTGATCCTCGCCTTCTGGCTGCTGAACAAGTCCACGGTCAGGCAGACGCGCATCATCGCCGCGACGCAGTTCGCCGCCCTGACATCCCAACTCAAGGGACAGGGCGATCGGTTCTCCCATCTGGAGCGCCAGGTGAGCGACCTGCGCGTCGAGCTGGCGCGCGATTACGTGAAGCGCAGCGACAACGTGCGGGACATCGCGTCCCTGAAGGCGCAGTTTTCGCAGCTCGCGCTGACCGTCGAGCGCAAGCTGGACGAGCACGCGATGGAGACCATCAAGATGATCAGAAAGGAGCTGCCTAAATGAACCCCGCACAGATCGCCAGGGCTCGACGCGGAAGCATGCGTTGGATGCTTCTCGAATCAATCAACACGTCGCGGCCCGAAGGCATGAACACCGAGGCGCTGCTGCCGATCATCCGGTCTGTCTACAGGGACGCGACGCACCTGGAGATCCGGCGCGAGCTGGACTACCTGGAAGAACGCGAGCTGGTGAAAATCGATAAAGACCCGCTCGACAACTGGTTCGTGACGCTCGCCCGCTATGGGATCGAGGTCGCGGAATACGAGTGCGAATGCGATCCCGGAATCGACCGGCCCACCATCACGCAAGGCTGACCCATGCCGCCGCGCTCCAAGGTTGACCAGCTCCCGGACGCCGTTCGCGATGAACTTGAACGGCGCCTGGTCGGCAGCAAGTTCTCGAACTACCGCGAGCACGTCGAATGGCTCGCGAGCCAGGGGTATGAGATCCGGAAGTCGGCGCTGCACAGCTTCGGCCAGGGATACGAGGCCGAGCTGGAGGCGCTGCGGATGTCGGTGGCAGAGGCAAAGGAAGTGGTCAAAGCCGTGCCCGACGACGAGGGTGCCATGAACGATGCGCTGCAGCGCCTGGTATCGCACCGGCTGTACCAAGTGATCCGCGAGGGCGAGATCGACATGACGCCGAAGACGCTCTCGACGATGGCCCGCGCGATTGCCGACCTCGGCCGCGCCTCGATCGCGCAGAAGCGTCATATGTCGGAGATGCAGAAAAAAGGCGGCGAGGTAATCGCGGAGATGGCCAAGGCCGCCGGCATGGACGAAGACCAGGCCGCGATGTGGCGCGGCAAGTTCCTCGGCGTGACGCCGACCTGAAGGGGGAGCATGGACAATCAGCACAGACAGATCAAGGGATACCGCGAGCTGACGCCCGAAGATATCGCGCTCATGAACAGGATCAAGGCGAAGGCCGAGGAAGTCGGCGCGCTGGTGCGCGAAGTACAGGATTATCTCGCGCAACAACATCGGTCCATGAGTACAGAGGAAAAGCTCCGCGTTATCCAGGCCGAGGCCGGCCGATGGGCATCGATGGGGAATACCGATCTGCAGCGCGGCTTCATGGCGCTCATCCGCGCCGTGGCGCAGCCGACCACGTTCTGATGGTTGCTGCTGCCGCCAAAATATCCGCGCGCGCGGACACCGTCCGCTGCATCGAGTGGGACGAGATGCCGGAGTCGGTGCGCGAGATCCGCGACGGCTTCGACGTGCGGCGCGAGGGCGTGCTGATGAAGCACCAGGCGCAGTGGGTCGCGCTGCGAAAGCCCATCAAGGTCTGCCGCAAGGGCCGGCGCACCGGGATCACGTTCGCGACCGCGCTCGACAAGACGATCAAGGCGGCGAGCAGCAAGAAGGCGGGCGGCGGAAACACGTACTACATCCCCGACAAGAAGGAGAAGGGGCTGGAGTTCATCGGCTACTGCGCGAAGATGGCGCGCCTGATGGCCGAGGCGCAAAGCGGCGGCGTCTCCCAGGTGGAAGAGTTCCTGTTCGCCGACCAGGACGAGGCGGGCAACACCCGGCAGATCACGGCCTGGCGCATCCGCTTCGCCTCGGGGTTCCAGGTCAACGCGCTGTCGTCGCGACCGTCGAACATCCGCGGCCTGCAGGGAGACGTGGTGATCGACGAGGCCGCGTTCCACCCGGACGTGCAGGCAGTGCTGGATGCGGTCACCGCGCTGCTGATCTGGGGCGGCGAGATCACGATCATCTCGTCGCACAACGGCAAGAAGAACCCGTTCAACCAGCTCTGCAGGGACATCGAGGAAAACAAGTACGGCGAGGACGCCGTAGTGTTCACGGTAACCTTCGACGATGCCGTGAAGAACGGCCTGTACGAGCGAGTGTGCGCGATGAAGGGCGAGCGGCCGACGCCCGAGGGCAAGAAGAAGTGGTACGCGATGATCCGCAACGGCTACGGCCCGCGCAAGGCGGCGATGCGCGAGGAACTTGACTGCATCCCGCGCGACGGCGGCGGCATCTGCATCCCCGGCATCTGGATCGAAAACGCCATGAAGGAAGAGCGCCCGGTGCTGCGCCTGGCCCTGGACGATGACTTCAACGAGCGTCCCGAGTACGACCGGCAGAAGTGGTGCGAGGAATGGATCGAGCGCGACCTGCGGCCGGTGCTCGCCACGATGGCCCCGGACCACGAGCACGTCGCCGGCATGGACTACGCGCGGCACCGGCACTTCTCGATCCTCACTCCGATGGCGATCACGGAGACGCTGCGGCGGCGCGTTCCGTTCATCGTCGAGATGCACAATGTGCCGACGCGCCAGCAGGAACAGATCCTGTGGGCGCTGATCGAGGCGATGCCCAAGCGCCGCGGCGTGGCGATCGATGCGACCGGCCCCGGCCAGACGATAGCCGAGTACACGGCCGACAAGTTCGGCGCCGACCAGGTGCACCAGGTGGACCTGAGCCGCGCCTGGTATGGCCTGTGGATGCCGAAGCTGATCCAGGCGTTCGAGGATGACATGATGGATCTGCCGCGCGACTCGAACACCGAGGCCGATCTGCGCGCGATCGAACGCATCGACGGCATCCCGATGGTACCGAAGGTCGCCGCCCGCGACCTGAAAGACGCCGATCTCTTCCGGCACGGCGACGCGGCCATCGCGCTCGTGCTCGCGTATTTCGCCAGCCTGAACAAGAGCGGCCCGATCGAGTTCCAACAGGTTGGCCGCGAGCGCGCAACCGCCGGCATGGACGACTACGTCGGCGCGGGCGGGCGCCGCGACACCTTCGGGTATATGACTTGAGGTATATGAGCACCCATGTCTGACTACATCACCACCAGGGCCGGCCTCGTCGTGCCGGCCGCGGCGTTCGAGGAAGCGGCGGCGGAGAAGCCCGAGCTGCAGGAAATCGCGACGATCGACCGCGACTACACCAAGGCGTTCTTCGGCGCGACACTGCAGAACGACGACGACACGCTGATCACGCGCGGCGGCGGCAAGGGCCTGAAGATTTATGACGAGCTGGAGCGCGACGCCCACGCCTACGCCATGCTTCAGAAGCGCAAGCTCGCGCTGATCTCCCGCGAAGTCGTCGTCACGGCGGCATCCAAGGACGCCCAGGACGAGCTGGCCGCGGAGTTCGTTACCGAGGTGCTCGGCTCGATCCAGTTCGACCGCATCTGCGTCGATCTGCTCGACGCCACCAGCAAGGGTTTCTCGGTCGGCGAAATCATGTGGGCGGTGAAGCCATCGGCCACGCTCGGCCACGAGGTTGTGATGCCGCGCGACGTGATCGCGCGAAACCAGCGCCGCTTCACGTTTGGCAGGACGCGCGACGAAAAGACCGGCGAGCACCCGCTGCGCCTGCTGACCAGAGAGCAGATGATCGAGGGCGTCGAGCTGCCCGACCGGAAGTTCATCGTGCATCGATTTGGCGCCAAGGACGGCAGCCCGTTCGGCCTGGGCCTGGGCAACAAGCTGTTCTGGCCGGTGTTCTTCAAGCGCCAGGGCATCGGCTTCTGGCTCACCTTCGCCGACAAGTTCGGCGCGCCGACCGCGATCGGCAAGTACCCGCGCGGCGCGAACAGCCAGGAACAGAGAAAGCTGCTGCAGGCGCTGCGGGCCATCGCCAACGACGTGGGCATCATCGTTCCGGATGGCACGGCGATCGAGCTGCTGGAGGCGGCGCGCTCCGGGTCGATCGACACCTACGAACGCCTGGCGCGCTACATGGACGAGCAGATCTCCGTGTGCGTGACCGGCGAGACGATGACTTCGAACGCCCAGGGCGCGGGCCTCGGCAGCGGCCAGGCCAACGTGCAGAACGAAGTGCGCACCGAGGTGACGAAGGCCGATGCGGATCTGCTGACCGATACGCTCACCACGTTCGTCGCGTGGATCGTCGATTACAACCTGCCGGGCGCACGCTCCCCGAAGGTGACGCGCAACTTCGACGAGGAAGAGGATCTGAACCATCGCGCCGAGCGCGACGTCAAGATCGGGGAACTCGGCTACGAGCCAGACGAGAACTACATCCTGACCACCTACGGGCCGGGCTGGAAGAAGAAGGCCGCGCCGCCACCGTCGCCGTTCGGCACGCCGCTCGGCGTCGATCCCGCGCAGTTCGCCGAGGTCGGCAACCCGCAGCTCGCCGCCAACCACGCCGCGCAGGAAGCGATGGCGACGGCCGCGGCGGCGTTCTCGGAGAAGTGGGCCGACCTGGTGGGCCAGCGCCTGGAAGAGATCACCGCGCTGCTCGACGACAGCGGCGACCTGGTCACCTTCCGCGAGCGCCTGGCCGAGCTGCTCGACGCGGCGCCGCCGAAGGAGATGGTCGATGCGCTCGCGCGCGCCGGGTTTGCCGCCAACCTGAACGCGCGCGCTGACCGCACGCGGGCCTGATGGCCGGCGGGATCTCCGGCAGTTTCGCCCTGAAGCCGAAGGAGGCGCTGAAATTCTTCGGCGCCAAGAGCCTCAAGACCTCGTTCGCCTGGCAGGACGTGTGGCAGCAGGAACACGAGGCCGCGTTCACGGTGGCGAAAATCGCCGATGTGGATCTGCTCGCTGACGTGCGCGCGGCGGTGGAGAAGGCCATCGCGGACGGACAGACGTTGCAGCAGTTCAGCAAGGCGCTGAAGCCGCGCCTGATGGAGGCCGGCTGGTGGGGAAAGGCCGAGATGGTCGATCCGCTCACCGGCGAGTCGAAGCTGGTGCAGCTCGGCAGCGCGCGCCGGCTGCGAACCATTTTTCAGACGAACATGCAGACCGCCTATGCGGCCGGTGATTGGGCTCAGATCCAGGAGAACAAGGCCGAGGCGCCGTACCTGATGTACGACGCGATCATCGACAGCAAGACCCGTCCGCAACACCGCGCCTGGGATGGCACCGTGCTGCCGGCTGACGATCCCTGGTGGGATACGCACACGCCGCCGAACGGCTTCAACTGCCGCTGCTCGAAAATCCAGCTCTCCAAAGCGCAGGCTATCGCGATGGGCAAGGCCGTCGCCGACAAGGCGCCGCCGTCGCCCACGCGTGAGTACACCAACCCGCGCACCGGCGAGATCTCGCGGGTGCCGGTCGGCGTCGATCCCGGCTTCGCCTACAATCCAGGCAAGGATCGACTGGAGCATCTCCGGAAAATGTACGACGACAGGCTGACCGGATTCCGCAATGACAATTGACGGCAGCAAAATCAGAATCGAGGATCGCGAGGTCACAGCCGCGATCCGGCGCGTGCTGATGACGCTGCCCCTGGGCGGCGACGGCCGGCCGCTTTTCAAGATGATCGGCAGGCGCGTGAAGACCGACGTGCAGCTCCGCTTCCGCGAGCAGAAGTCGCCCGAGGGCGTGCCCTGGATACCGAGCCGGCGCGTCATTGAGCACGGCGGCCAGACCCTCCGCCTCACCGGCCAACTGCGCAACTCGATCACCTACCAGGCCGACCACGCCAGCGTCGAGATCGGCACCAACAAGGTCTACGCCAGGCGCCAGCACTCCGGCGATGGTGCGCGCACGCAGTCGATCTTCAACGCGCTCAAGGCGGGCCGCACGGTCGCCCGCACGGGCCTGCCGGCGCGCCCCTTCATGGGCCTCTCCAAGCAGGGCAGCGAGGGCCTGATCGACGCCGTGAACGGCTTCCTGGGCAAGACGTGGGCGCGGTGATTTCAGTCACTACTCGGCTGCGCCGCTCGGGCGCGAATCTGCATCGCTCGGGTGCAGATTCCGGTCACAACTTCGGTCACAACTTCCGGGCGCGCCTGCCGGCCGGTTCTCGTGAAATCAGGTGTTTAGGTAGTTGTGACCGGGCAGTCGAGTTGTGACCGTCGGTCACTACTTCCGCGATGGCCGAGCCTCGCGCCTGGCGCTCGCGTGCCTGGGTCGGCCTGCCCATCCCCGCCCGAGGGCGCTCGCCTCGCTGCGGGGCGTTCTACGGGCCTCTGAACGGGCGTTCGGAGGGGGCTCGATCCGGGGTCGAACCGGGCGCTCGCGTCACAACTCGGCCCGCGCCTCCGTGCAAAACCATGTGTCGTTTCGCCCGCCCGCCGATCCCGCACTCCAGGCGCTTGCGTCGCTCCGTAACCCCCTGATCGTGCGTGCAGATCGCGGCTCCGTCCGGAAAAGCCCGCCCTCGTCCGGGGTCGTCCGGGTTCCCTCAGACCATCCGTCGCCTCACACTGCTGCGCGAGAAGGCGCTCAAACGGTTCGTTGCCTGGGCCGACGCGCGCGGCCTGCGCTCGGCGGCGGAACTGACCCAGCCGCTTC